GGGCAGTGCGTGGCATGGCGGCGCTTAAACTGCGCCCCGCAACACGGGGAAAGAAACATCAACTTGCCGCCGCACATCTGGCAGCCCTCATCGCCACTGTCATCAATAGGATATCCTTCGTTGCATTCTGTGCATAAAGCGTATTTCGCATCTCTTGCCATTGTGAGCCTCCTGTTGTTCCGGAGCCAAACATTACACATGCTGCAAACGCGTTGCAATTACAGTAATTGCAATATTTTCCACGCCTCGTTTTTTGGAGGCGTGGAATGGCAGTAAGAAAATCCACACCCGGCACATTACAGGAGTGCGTACACCGACTGGTGCTGTGCGGTCAGCTCTGCATCACCGAGCTGGCCGACCACCTGGGCTGGAGTCAATCCAGCCTGTATCGCGCCGCCAACCCCTGCGATGACGCCAATTTCCCGGTCACGCGCTTGATCCCGGCCATGAAGGCGCAGAATGATTATGGCCCGCTCATGCATATCGCCGGACGCTGCGGCTTTGCACTTTACAAAATACCGAAGAAATGGGGGCGCATGCACCCGGATGAAATCGCCGATCTGCAACAGGCGCAAGCCGCAGCTGTACATGCGCTAAGCCGGTTTTTTGCCAACGAAATCACACCCGATGCCGCCCGAGCCGCCATCGATAATGCCATCGGCAAACTCGAACGTGGACGCCGCGCCGTGAATCACGGGATCAAGCAAGAGGAGTTCGAATTATGAGCGCACTGGATATGTACCCGGATATACTGCAGCAGGCAGGCCGGCTCTTCAGGGTGGAAGACTACCCCGAATTTTCACGGCTGCTGTCTGACTATAAGGCCGACCCTTGCGAACCACACGCACTATGCATGCGTGAACTCGCTGCTATGGAAAAGGATTCTCTTGTCTGGCTGTTTATCCTGGCATTGGCATTTAACCTTCAGGTGCCTGCGAAATGATTTCTATCGCCGATTTAATCATTTCGTCATCCGGCTTGGCAACAAGCATCTTGCGTAGCTCATTCATAATCGCCTGTTTGGTAATAATTTTATCATTCTTGACAATATTTATGACACTCATGCCTATATCAATATGGGCAAGGCTTGGCGCTACTTCGCTGAGTGATTCGCGTACCTCTTTTATATCCATGATTATCTCCTGTGTTTCAGATGTGAGACTCCAAAGCATAGGGGATGGCCGGGGTTGCGTCTCGCACCCCGGCAACTTATTCACAAGGAGGGCGGCATGAAGCCTGATAAAAAACACAGCGCCCAGATCGGGCGGGTGCTGCGCACGATAGAAGTCCTGGCCGGGCACGAATTCGACCCGCTTTCCACCGGCGAGGTGGCACGCACTGTAGGGGTTGCGCCGCCGGTGGCCACGCGCGATCTGCAAGCTGCCGAGCATTTCGGTTGGGTGGAGAAAACACCGGACGGAAAATGGCGGCTCTGCCGGGGCCACATGACCAACATCGCCGTGGCAGTACAGCACGGCATTCAAAAAGCCAAGTCCAGCCTCAACGACCAGGCAACCAACTACACAAGGAGTATGTACTGATGAGTTTTGACCAACCACTGAATCAAGATGCTGTTGATGCCGAAATAATTAAATCCGACTCGGATCGCATCACCAAATCTGGCAAAAAAGAACTTGAAGCGATTGATGGTGTGCGGATAGCCAGCGAGAAGTACAACGAGAACCGCGATCTCGCGAATCAGCTACTTGGGCAGGCTCAGATGGCAGGGGCTTTACAGAAGGTGTGCCGACTGTCAGCACTTTTGAAACTGCGTTTTGTTAAGGAAAATAAGCTTTATCGCCATATCAAAACTGCTGACGGTCAGCACTTTTCGTGGAAAATGTATTGTGATGAATATGGCACATCTCACAAAACCGTGGATGAACAGCTATTGAATTTGCAGGTTTTCGGTGAAGAGGCCATGAGCGCATTCCAGCGCATGGATGTTGGTTACCGCGAACTCCGCAAGCTGCGCAAACTCCCCGAAGAAGACCGCCAGATCATTATTGAATCAGAAGCCATCGACACCGGCGACAAGGATGCAGTGCGCGAGCTGCTCGAAGATATTGTTTCGAAGCACGCCAAAGAGAAGGAAGTCGCCGCGCAACGGGAAGAAACACTCAAAGAGGCGCTGGACGCCAGCAACAAGATTATGGCCGACAAGGATGCCCGGTTTAACGCGCTGGAAAAGGAGCTGCACCTGCGTTCCGGTCGCACAATGCCCTGGCAAGAGAAAGTTGCGCCGCTGAAGGACGAAATGAACATGGTCAGCAACGTGCTGGATGAGGCATTGGGACGCATGCTGGTGCTGCATCAATCCATTCTCGGGCTGGATATGGATGATGATGTGCGTGATATCGCCAGGCGCTCGATGGTGACGCGCTATAAAGAGGTGCTGGATCGGGCGGCCGTGCTGGTATCCGAATGCCAGGGGCAATTCGATCTGGAGCTGGGCGGCTATATCGGCGCGATGCACGATTTTATCATGCAGGTACCGGGAGAAGCCAAGCCCGCTGCACTGCAAGCGGTTGCGGGGGAATAAGCCGTGTCTGAGGGGGTGCGCGATTACCTAAAGGGCGTTGCCAGCCGCCTCGATAGCGCTGGCCACGGCGGGGTCGGTGGCATTGTGCATGATGCCTGTGAATATCTGGGATACAAGTCGCAGGCCACGCTATACCGGCAATTGAAGCGCCAGGTGGGCTGGCAATCAGGCCGCAAGACGCGCGCCGACAAAGGGACCACCCGGCAGGATCTGGACGCGCTGGCCAAGGTTGCATCGTTTCAGCGCGAAAGTGTTCGCAAGAATGGCAAGCAAACCATGCATTCGCCTGTGGCAATCAGTATCGCCAAGCATAACGGATTGAATATATCAGTATCACCATCGCGGGTGAATGCTCTGATGCGGGCACGCAAGATGAATACCGGCGCGCAGAAGCACGCCAATCCGGCAGTCGATATGCGGGCGCTCTATCCCAACCACGTGCACCAGGTAGATCCGTCGCTGTGCCTGGTCTACTACGCCAAAGGCGAGCAGCACATTATCGAAGAGGATGAATTCTATAAAAACAAGCTGGACAATTTTGCCAGGATCGAATTCAAGTGCTGGCGCTATGTGCTGACGGATCGCGCATCGAACTGGACTGTGGTGCGCTACTACGCGGCAAAGGGCGAGAACACAAAGAACCTGTTTGATTTTTTGATGTATGCCTGGGCGAAGCGTGAGGGTCGCCCGTTTCATGGTGTTCCGGCCATTATGATCTGGGACAAAGGCAGTGCGAACACATCAGCAACAATCAAGAACATGCTGGATGCATTGGACGTTAATCATATTGCCCACATCAAGGGCAATGCCCGCGCCAAAGGCTCTGTTGAGCAGGGCAACAACCGGGTGGAATGCCAGTTTGAATGCCGACTAAAGAGCCAGCCTGTAAAGAGCGTGGCGGAGCTGAACAGCTATGCTGAAGACTGGATGATCGTTTACAACGGCAACCTTGATCCGCATCAGGATACACGCCTGCGGCGCGAATATATCAAGCCTGTCGCTCGCACCGACCTGTGGTTGAAGATCAAGGCCGATCAGCTGCGCATCCTGCCTGATATCGAGGCGTGCCGGGCAACACTCCAGGGTGCCGAAGTCACCCGTAAAGTGAAAAACCTTAAAATACACTATAAGCACCCGCGTGCGGATAAAAGCATGGTTTATATGCTGGATCATTGCGATGGCGTCTGCGATGGCGACACCATCCATATCCGCCCGATGCTGTTTGGCGAATGCATTATTATGGCCCGGGTTGAGCGCTATGATGGCGAAGACATGCATTACCGCGTTGAGCCTGTCATGCAATATGATGAATACGGTCAGCGACTGGATGCGGGTGTATTTGGCGAAAATTTCAAAGCACACCCGGACACAGTTGCCGACACCGTAGGCAAGCAGCTTGACCGCATTGCATACCCCGATGCGACAGATGTACAAAAGGCTCGGGACAAGAAAGAGACGCCACACAAGGGCTTGAATACGCTGGACTACATCTCCGATATCGAGCATCCGACATATCTACCAAAGCGCGGCACTGATCTTCCTATTGCAGCCGCACCTGAAATCAAACCGATGAGCCTGTTCAAGGCGCAAACCCTGATTGCCAAGCGCCTGGGCAGGCCGCTGGAGCGGCATGAGCACGCCGATCTGACTGCGAACTACCCCGACGGCATGAGCGAAGACCAAATCACGGCATGGATAGACGCACAGCAACAAAAACCAGCTCTGCGAGCTGTATCATAAAATAAAGGAGAACGGAGGTATGACATGGCACACCCACAGCCTAAAAACAAAAAACCGGCAAGACCGCCTGAGCTCGGCCCGCGCAAGCGGGATATCGGGAGATGGGGCATGATGAAGCCGCTCAAGCTGCGTGAGATTATGAAGCTGCACGCCATTACTGCGCAGGATATGGCTGATTGCATTTTTAACAGCAAGGGCGCGCCGCTGGCGCGGCCAACCATCTATCAAGTGGCCAATCGCGGCATCCTGCCAACCACCAGCACGCCTGATTTCAAGGTGCAGGCTGAAGCATATCTGGCTGATCACGGCGTGCCGGAGGCTCAGATTGCCCATATATGGGATGAGGCGGGTGATGCCGATGTGATCCCGCTGCATGCCTTGCCCTCCGATCATGGCGACCGCATCCGCGAAGGCATGCGCAAAAAGGCCGGCCATAAAACTTCAGACAAATTTGCAGAAACCATCAAGGAGGCAGAGATGCTAACACCCACAACCATGCATCATTTCAAATTGTTCAGGAACCCGTTTTTGGATGATGTGCAACAAGGATCGGATGTATTTATGTCCGAATCACATCGCTATGCCCATGCGGCCATGATGGATGCCGCGAAAACCGGCGGATTTGTGGCTATTTGCGGCGAATGCGGCGCGGGTAAATCAGTGATGCGGCGCAAGCTGATCAGCGAACTCAACGAAGCTGGCGATTGCCGCGTCATCGAGCCTCAAACGATTGATAAAAGCGAGCTGACCAGCGGCCATATTCTTGATGCCATCATCCTCGACCTGGATCAAAGCGCTATCCCAAAGCGCACCCGCGAGGCCAAGGCGCGCCAGGTGCGCAATGCGCTGCTGGCCAGTAGCCGCGCCGGCATGCGGCACGTGTTAATCATTGAGGAGGCGCACGATCTATCCGTGCCGACCATGAAGCAGCTCAAGCGCCTCTGGGAGATCGAAGACGGCTATCGCAAGGTGATTGGCATTATCCTGGTCGGACAGCCGGAATTGCAGATCAGGCTCAACCGGCAGACCCACCCTGAAATGCGCGAGGTGATCCTGCGCTGCCTGATCGGCACGCTGGAATCCCTCAATCGCACCGATTGCGAGCAATATATTGGCCTCAAATTCGGGCGCATCAACAAACAGCGCCGGGATGTGCTGGCCGATGATTGCATTGATGCGGTGATGGCCCGCTTAACCACACGCACAGGCTACCCGACTGTGTACCCGCTCTATATCAACAACCTGCTGGCCAAGGCCATGAATGCCGCAGCCCAGATTGGCGCGCCGCTGGTGACGGCGGAAATCATCGAGGGCGTCTGAAATGGGTCGCGATGCAATCGAATGGGCCTTTGTCTGCCTGATTGTCGGCCTGGGCGCCATGATTGGCCTGGCCTGCTGGCTGGCCACCCGCGTCTGGTTCTGGCTGGGCGCACTCACCATCACATTAATTCTACAAGGAGGAATCACCCCATGAACAACTTCAAAATGAAATGGAAATTCAAGCGCAGCAAGTCCCCGCGCCCGGCCATTGTTGCCGAGCCGGCTTATATGACCGATGCGCAGCTGGAGCTGCTCGCCAAACGCTACCAGGCCAATCGAATCTGCTATCTGCTTGATATCACCTTCGCGGCCTATCTGCTGGCTCCAAAAGGCTGGGATCGTATCGCACGGCATATGGATAATGGCGGCGGATGCCGCATCGAAAAGGGTGATCTGGTGATCAATCATGCCTGATTCAATCATGATTATCCTGATTGTTGCGCTCGCATTCGGCGCACAGGTCATCATCTGGATTATCAAGGATATCGAAGCTGAAAAGCGCAAGGATGATGAAATCGAGCACTGGCTGAACGGTGGCAAGGGCTAAGCAAGCCACTACCGGAAGCGCGGCTTCAGCCGCGCCCATAACCCGCAAAAAAGGAGAAGAAATATGGCAACACGCAGAATCAAAACCAACGCAGTAGGCCCGGTGCCGCAAGACAGGGAGCAGGTGCGCGATTATATCCTGCGCATCGGCAGGCATCAGAACGATCGCAAGCGCATCGAGGCCACCATGAACGATCAGATCCAGAAGATCAAAGATAAATACCAGGCGCAGGCCGCCCCCCATGCCGAGCAGATCGCTGAATTATCGCAGGGCGTGCAGGTCTGGTGCGAAGCCAATCGGGATAAATTAACGGGTGGCGGCAAGCGCAAATCTGCCGATCTCGGAGCCGGTGAAATCCAGTGGCGCACCCGCCCGCCCAAAGTGTCGCTGCGCAATATTCCGGGTGTGATTGAGGCGCTCAAGGCGCTGGGGCTGGCGCAGTTCCTGCGCACCAAGGAAGAGATCAATAAGGAGGCCATTCTGGCTGATCCGGAAGCGGCGCAGAATGTGAAAGGCATCACCATCAGCCAGGGCGAGGATTTTGTGATCAAACCGCATGAGAGCGAACTTGAGGAGGTGGCGTGATGCAGTTGCAGATGAATAACAGCGGCGCATGGCGCAATGTGGTTCAGTTCAAGGCCACACAGGAGAGGGTGGTACGACAGGCGGCTGAGAATCTCGCAGTTGCCGGCGGCATTCGCGGCTTCCGGATTGTCGATGAAGGCATTGCTGTGGCGCACTGCCTGCGCCCGGACTACATCTGGGTGGATGGCTGATGCGCCCCATCAATATGATCCTCAACCCCAACGATGCCGAAGCGCGCGTCGCTATTCAGCGCCTGGATGCCGATCTGGACAAAATGAACACGCTGCACGGCCCGGGCGTGGTTGTTGCCCAGGTGTTCCCAAAAATGCTCGAAAATGGCGGCGTATTGGGTCTCAGCATGAATGCTGTAGTTCTGGATAACGCAACCGGCCAGAAAATAAAAGCGCTGCTCAGGGGCGCGAAATAACATGTATTTGACACAAAAAAGCCAGCGGCGCTATAATGCACCCGTTGCAGCGATAGTTGCAGCCGGGTTTAGTCGCCCGAGTGATACAGGTGGACACAGCCACCACCTTAATATCGGTGGTTTTTTTGTGTCCGCTTCTGGCCTCCAGTTGGTGGGCCGGGTGCGGGAGAGCTTCGGCTCTGCCGGGTTCCTGTATCTCCGGTCGACTAACCCACACCCGGCTCGCCTTTTTTGTTTAGTCGCAGAAAAGGTGAGTACATCAACGATACAGGAGGCTCATCATGAGTCAGCAAATCAGCACCATACTACCGGACGTTCATCTGAAGGACGGCCATCCCAAAACAACATCCATCAACATCGCCAAAGTGTTCGGGAAACGACACGACAATGTGCTCAGGGACATCAAGAGCATGGAGATTCCAGAGCAGTTCTCACTCCTCAATTTCGAGGAGTCAGATTACAAGAATTCACGCGGCAAAATGATGCCGATGTACGAGATCACACGCGATGGTTTTGCGCTACTGGCGATGGGATTCACCGGTGCCAGGGCAATGCAGTGGAAGATCGCATTTATCGAGGCGTTCAATCGCCTGGAGATGGCGCTGCGGCAGAAAATACTGGAAGAACAGAACCATCTGAAGGACGAAATTATCGTGCGCGATGGTCGCATCATCCGCTTGCAGCGGGAGTTGAGCGACTTCAAAGACGTGTTGTTCTCCTACATGAAAGACAAGGCCAAAAAGGGCACGCGCATGACGCGGGAAGAAGTATTGGAGATCAAAAAGATGTACGCCAACAGCTACAGCAAGGCGGAGATCGGTCGCCGCATTTGCCGCAGTGCAGGCTTGGTCAACCGCGCCATCAATATGAGTGTGTCGGAAGCGGTTCTGGGGGCTCGCCATGTACACTGAATGCGAGGCCAAAGAGGCCGAACTACTATATATACATAAGCAACACGCCCGCGTTGTCACTGAAAACTATCGCCTTCAACTTAAGGCAGAAGCATTGCGTGAACGTGTCGATGAGCTGGCGCGCGAGAATGTCCGGCTTGCTCGCCGGCTCTGTGATATCGAACCGGAGCGTTCCGCATGAGCAGCGTGCCGGGCAAGAACCCGGACACAGAAGACGCGGCCAATGTGTTGATGGCAATTCGCGGCTTGTCCGATCTACTGTGCAACAATATGGACAGCGGGCTGAATATGGTCAAGCCGGAAAATCTGGAGGCGCTGGTCTCCATCCTTGCCGATCGGCTGGAGCATGCTCTGGCGCAATAAGGTCAGCACAAGGCAGGCGCTCTTATGTCTATTAAGGGTGCCTGCCCCAACTGCGGAACCGGCGGCGATATCTCGTTTTTTATCGCTGATGCCGATGCGCGCAAGGCCACCCTGGCCGCTGCCAAGCTGCCATCCGATTGCGGTGTTGCGGTTATTAAATATATATCTCTGTTTTCACCGGACAATCGCTTTCTGACACCAGGCCGGTATTCCAAACTCATCAGCGAATGCTGTGATATGATTATCTCTGGCGTGGCATTTGATCGCGACCATGTCAAAGCGCCGTCCTACGTCTGGCGGCAGGCAATGATTGACATGGTGGAGAATCAATCCATCCAGCGGCCCATCAAGAATCATCATTATCTGTTGCGTATCGTGCAATCCATTTTAACCAGACGGAATGATGTCGATCAATCCGATCGCGCTGCAAGTCGCCGCAATGCTGAACCGTCGCGGATCCGCAGCGATGGCATGCAAAGCATGGGTGACATCATCAAGAAATCATCCCTGCCTGATATCCCGGCAGATGTGCGCGATGAATGGCTGAGCAGGGCCCGCACCGACCTGGAAAGCCAAGGCATGCATAAGAATTTTATCATCGCGCCGCTCATTCTCCAGCGCGCCAAAGAACTTTATGCGGATGAATGCAAATGAACACACCACTATTTAATATATTAAAGCGCAATCTGGCTGTGCCGGATTCAGATCGCGACCCGGCAGCCAAAACGATGAATGAGCGGCCGCTCAAGGCGAACACCATTGCAGGTATCCAGATGGTTTATCGTCTGATGCACGAGCGGCAAATATGCCGCGCCGAAGCGGCAAGGATTGCGGCGGCTGAAACGGGCTGCGTGGCGCAAACGCTGAAAGCCAACTGGCGCGATTATGAGGCTAGACTAAAGCGGGACGGATTGCTGTGAGCGAGTTCGGAATAGATCGTTCATCGGTACTGCAATCGTTATCGCGCCATATTGGAAAGGCCAACGGCGTGACAGCAAAGGAGCTGGTGGCAGATATCACCTGGCAGGCAGCAAGTGAGGCCGAATGCCGTCGCTTGCGCCAGGTGATTGAGGCGCTCAGGCGCGAAGGGCAACACATCTGCGGGCATCCGTCTTCCGGCTATTTCATCGCATCGAATGAAGCCGAGCTGAATGAATCGTGCCTGTTCCTCTACAACCGCGCCATGACAAGCCTAACCCAAATCAGCGCCATGAAAAAACTATCCCTGCCAGATATCGCCGGGCAATTGAGACTGAAGATATGAGCGTCACAATCCGCAAGATAAAGTGGGTAACGACATACCTGAGGCCGGTAGCTATGCCGGCCACAAGGTGCCCGTGCGTGAAGGATTACGAGACCGGAAAAACCGGCATGGCAGTCATGGGTATCACTCACTGCCTGCCATGCGCCCACGCGCAAGAGATACATCTGGATATGGAAAAGCATACTGGTGAGGTGCATTGCGATGGCTAAAACACCCGATCAATATCGCCGGTCAGAGCTGGCAAAAATACACCTGGCAAAGAAGGACTTGTGCTTGGATGATGACACCTATCGCGATGTGCTGTGGGCTGTCTGTCGCGCCAAAAGTGCCGCTGATCTGGATAGTCAGGGCCGGTTCAAATTGATCGCCCACTTTAAGTCTCTGGGCTGGCAATCCTCACGCGGAAAACGGCCGAAGCTGGATCCTCAATCACGCAAGATATGGTCGCTCTGGTATCAGTTAAAAGATGCAGGTCTGCTAGCCAGCGCATCGGCCAAATCGCTGCGCTCAGAGGTTAAAAAATTAACCGGGTGCGACGACCTTCGGTTCTGCGATTCAGGCCAAAAAAACATAATTATCGAATGCCTCAAAAAGTGGCTGGAGCGAGCTTAGCAATGAGGCTAACCGACGATCAAATAAAAGAGATATCAGCCCTCTGCGAGCCGGAAGATTTGCCTGGCGATTTGGTTGAGATTGCAGAGCTGCTCGGAGCATTCAAAGCACTGCTCCTCGGCTATCACATGGGTTGCGGAAGGATATACATCAAACCCTGGTCAAATGATCCTCAAAACTGGTCGTTTGATGTTCGTTTGATTGTGGACATTCTGGGTAAAAAAGACGCCCAAATCATCGTCTCAAATTTCAGCCCTTTCAACGCAGGGACTCATGTTGACATCCCTCGTTGCGACAGGTTCTGGAGGCAATGGCGCAATAAAGTGATTGCCGAGTCAACCGCAGTGCGTCAGGTCGATCTAGCGCGAGCCCACAACCTTACCGACCGCCAAATCCGAACAATTCAGAAGCAATTCAACACCAACAAAAACCAGCCCGATTTATTCGGATAAATTTTTGTAACCCGCACAAATCACCCTATTACAATTCGTTTCATATTTTGTAACTCTGTTTCAAACCGCACTTACAATCGTCCTTTTCAACGCAGTTCCGATATGCACTCAACGCAGTTTATCGCACCTCAGCCTATATATTTATATCACCTCTGATCATTTAGCAACGCCATCCGCGAGCTGGGCCTGTAGAT